ACTGGACCTACGGGACCAGTTGGAGCAACTGGAACAACAGGAGCGACAGGTGCGACAGGACCTGCAGGTGCGACTGGCCCACAAGGGGTCACAGGCCCACAGGGTGTAACTGGAGATGTCGGCCCTACTGGTTTAACGGGCGCTACAGGCCCTGCAGGGGCTACAGGACCCATTGGAGCAACAGGTCCACAAGGTGTTACAGGAGATATTGGTCCGTCAGGACCTGCTGGTGCAACAGGCCCAGTAGGTGCCACTGGACCGCAAGGAGTTACAGGTGATGTTGGACCTACTGGTGTTACTGGTGCCACTGGCCCTGATGGGGCTACTGGTCCTGTTGGAGCGACTGGACCGATAGGTGCTACTGGACCTCAAGGCGTCACTGGCGATACAGGACCGACAGGTCCAATCGGTGCTACGGGTCCAGCAGGTGCAACAGGTCCTGAAGGTGCAACTGGTCCGACTGGACCGCAAGGCACAACTGGATCTACTGGTCCAACTGGTGCAACAGGAGCAACAGGTCCTGGTGCAGATGCGCTACCAATCGTTTTAATGCTAGGCGGGATGTAGGATTCTCGTATGAGATTCCACGTTATTAGCCTGCCACATACGCAAACAACTAAAGATTACGTCAACTGCGCCTATACCGAAAAGGTGAGACGCTTTTGTATAATGATGAAGAACCTTGGGCATACGGTCTATCTGTATGCCAGCGAGGATAACGAAGCACCGTGTGATGAACTGATTACTTGTATTACTAAAGAGCAGCAAGTAGAAGCACTGGCAGGTAAGCACTTCACAGAGGCAGAGTTTAATAACGCACTACCTCACTGGCAGATCTTTAATGGTAAGGCTATAGCAGAACTAGGCAAGCGCCTAGAGAAGAAAGACTTTATCTGCCTTATCGGTGGAGCAAGCCAGGAACCTATTGCTAAGGCTTATCCAAACCACATCAGCGTAGAGTTTGGTGTGGGTTACGGTGGAGTATTTAGTAAGTACAAAGTGTTTGAATCCTACGCTTGGATGCACAGCATCTATGCAATGTTTAAGAACCCAACGCTAGTAGATGGAAACTTCTATGATGCGGTAATCCCAGGATACTTAGAGCCTGAGATGTTTCCATTGCAGGAAAAGAAAGAAGATTACTACCTATACGTAGGACGTATGGTAGATCGCAAAGGTATCGGAATTGCTCAGCACGTCTGTAAAGAGATGGGCTTGAAGTTAATTATGGCAGGACCTGGTAAAGACCCAAAGATTGAGTATGGCGAATGGGTTGGACCAGTTGGTCCTGAAGAACGTGCAAAGTTAATGGGCGGTGCTACTGCCTTGTTTGCACCAACGCTTTACATAGAACCTTTCGGAAATGTAGTTATCGAAGCACAGACCTGTGGAACTCCAACGATTACCACAGACTGGGGAGCATTCACAGAAACTAATCCACAAGGTGTTACTGGATACCGTTGCAGAAATGCAATGGAGTTTGCAGTAGCAACAGAGTGGGTTAAGAGTTTAGACCCAGTAGCAATACACAAGCGAGCAGTATCTCTGTACTCCTTAGATGCTATCGCACCACAATATGAACAATACTTCGCAAGACTTCTCACACTATGGGGAGATGGCTGGTATGAAAGGAAATAATGCCAACACTGAACGAACTGGTGGACGAGGTAAAGGCTAACTTACAAGGTTACGCTTTACGTCAAGACCGTATTACCTATGTTGCTAACCCTGCTGGTTTAACAACCACTAGCACATCTATCACCGTTGGCTCATCTTCTAACTTAGCCAAAGGTATTATTGAAGTTGATGATGAACTAATGTGGATTGATTCCTTTGACAAGGCTAATAACGTAATGAACGTTATCCCAGGCTTTGGTCGTGGATATCAAGGAACTACAGCATCGCCTCACTCACAGTATGCACCAGTAACTCTATCTCCAACCTTCCCACGTAACTCTATTAAGAAGGCTATCAACGATACGATCAACAGTTTCTATCCTAAGTTGTGGATTATTAACTCTTACACATTTACCTTTAACGCATCTCAGGTTACATACCCATTGCCTGATGACTGCGAAGGTGTCCTATTTATCTCTTGGCAAACCACTGGTTCTAGCCAGGAATGGCTACCAGTAAATCGCTGGCGCTTAGATGGTATGGCAAATGCTGCCACCTTCAACACAAACAATACAATTAACATCTATGAAAACGTACAACCTGGTCGTACAATTCAGGTTTGGTATACCGCCACGCCGAACACTCTTGACGCAAATACAGATGATTTTTCTGACGTATCTGGTCTACCAGATTCTTGCAGCGATGTGGTCGTACTCGGCGCATCATACAAACTACTGTCTTATCTTGACGCTGGACGAATCAATCTCTCTAGTGCTGAAGCCGATCTAAACGATTCCAAGTTACCATCATCTGCAGGTGCTGCAGCATCACGTTACATCTTTGCCCTCTATCAACAGCGTCTGAATGAAGAAGCGTTGAAGTTGGCAGACAAGTATCCAATAAGAATCCACTATACCCGTTAGGTAAGGAAAGCCAATGACTCGCAAGTATTCGTCTATCAGCGTTGAAACAACGCTGGCTTCGACAATTTCTAACAGTGCAACCACTATGACTGTAGCCGCTGGTACTGGTTCTGCCCTTATGGGTGGAGTCACGCTGGCAGCAGGCAACGTAGACCAGTTTACAGTTGCACTCGATGTTGATACACAGAATGAAGAAGTAGTATTTATTACAGCAGTATCTACCGACACCTTTACTATTGTTCGTGGTCGTGCTGGAACATCTGCTATCTCTCATACTGGCGGTGCTACCGTTAAGCACGTATTAACTTCTGATGACCTTAACTTCTACACAGCAGGTGTGGCAACAGCAGATGCAGCAATTCCTAATGCAATCGTTACAGCCAAGGGCGACATTATTGCAGCAAGTGCAAGTGCGGTACCAGATAACCTTGCCGTTGGAACTAATGGACAGGTGCTGACTGCAGATTCTGCAGCAACACTGGGAGTTAAGTGGGCTACGCCTGCAACTGCAGATCTAACAATCAACGCTAAGACTGCTAACTACAGCCTAGTAGCAGGTGATGTTAATAAGTTAATCACTATGAGCAGTGCTTCAACAACAACACTGACAGTGCCTAATGGAGTTTTTACAACGGGCCAGCAGATTAACGTACAGCGCCTTGGAGCAGGAGCAGTCCAGATTAGAAACGATGGAACTACTGTTCTTACATCAACTGGTTCTACATCAACAGCCCCAGACTTACGCGCTCAATTCAGTGCAGCAACCATTATCTGTACATCAAGTAACAACTTCACAGTGATTGGGGATCTATCCTAATGCCAGCCTATAAAGTACTAGCGCAGTCAGCGCCTAGCGCTGCAACTGCTACAACGTTGTTAACAGCAACTAGCGCAACTATCGTATCTACACTACAGGCAGCAAACCGTGGTGGTACACAAGATTCCCTTCGTATTGCAGTGCGCCCAGCAGGTGCAACTCTTGCTAATGAGCACTACATCGCATACGACGTACCGCTTGCTGCAAATGCTGTGCTATCGCTACAGGGTGGTATCACATTGGCTAACACAGATGTTATTACCGTGTACTCAACAAGTGGTAATACCTCATTCTCAGCATTCGGATCGGATGGCAACTAATGGCTATTAACATTGTAGGTGGCACAGTCAGTCCATCAACACCGTTGACTATTGACGCAAAAACTGGAACTACTTATACCTTTGTCTTGCAAGATGCTAACAACGAACTGATTACAGCAAGCAACGCATCTGCTCAGACTTACTCAATCCCAACTAACGCATCTGTTGCATTCCCAATCGGAGCACAAATCAACATCATCCAGATTGGTGCAGGTCAGGTAACTATTCAAGCAGTTACATCTGGTACAACAACTATTCTTTCTAACGGAGCAACTGCTGCAGCACCTAAACTACGAGTGCAGTATTCATCTGCAACTTTAGTTAAGGTAGCAACAGATGCCTGGTATGTGATTGGAGATATTGCCTAATGCCTATTCTCGGAATCTTTGCATCTTCTATTTCAGGTTCTAAAGCAGGAATACTCGTTGACTACCTTGTCGTTGCAGGTGGTGGCGGTTCAGGTAATGGTGGAAGTTGGAACGCTGGCGGTGGAGCAGGCGGTCTTCGTTCAACTGTAACCGCAACTGGCGGAGGCGGATCATTAGAGACTGCATTAACTCTTGCATTAAATACTCCTTATGCTGTAACAGTCGGCGCTGGTGGTGCTGCTGGAGTTAACGGCAACAATTCAGTGTTTTCTACCATTACATCTATTGGTGGCGGTAGGGGTGGAAAAGATGCAAATGGCATTGAATCCACTGGTGCATCTGGCGGTTCAGGCGGTGGTGGTTCTGCTAATACTTATGCTGGTGGCGCAGGAACTGCCAATCAAGGTTTTGCTGGCGGTACAGGTTCAGGCTCTAACAACGGCGGTGGTGGTGGTGCTGGTGGTGTTGGTGGCAATGCTTCAGGTGCAACCACTGGAGCAGCAGGTGCAGGTTTAGCAGTAGCGATTACTGGTTCATCCGTAACTTATGCAACTGGTGGTGCTGGTGGAAATAGTGCAGTAGCAGGAACAAGCAATACAGGTAATGGTGCTACTGGTAGCGGTTCAGGTGCTACTACAGCAGCAGGTGGTTCAGGAGTTGTCATAGCCCGTTACTCAGGCACTACACAAAGAGCCTACGGCGGAACTATAACTACTTCAGGTGGCAACACAATCCACACATTTACCTCTTCAGATACTTTTTATACTGGTGCTGCAGGTGCAACTGGTGGAACTATTACAATGCCAAATTATCCTGTCTTTATTCACACATTTAATTCTTCAGGCACATTCACTCCATCTGCAAACCTTACTGCTAACTATCTTGTAGTAGCAGGTGGCGGTGGTGGTGCTAATGACAACGCTGGCGGTCTTGCTGGCGGTGGTGGTGGAGCGGGTGGACTTCGCTCCACAGTAACTGCTACAGGCGGTGGCGGTTCTTTAGAGTCTGCGCTATCTCTTACAAATGGAACTAATTACACAGTAACTGTTGGTGCTGGTGGACCAGCAGGTGCAAATCGTGGAGATGTTATACCCAATGGCAGCAATTCTGTATTTGGTACAATCACAAGTCTTGGCGGTTCTGCTGGTTTAAGTAACGGTGCAAGTCAAGTCACAGGCGGTTCAGGCGGTGGTGGTATTGGTTATCAATTTAGCGGCGCGGGTTGTGCTGGTACAGCAAATCAAGGTTACGCGGGTGGTTCGGTTGTTCCATCTGCCGATACACCAGGCGGTGGTGGTGGTGGTGCAGGAGCAGTAGGTGGAAACTCAAGCGGCGGTGGTGGTAATGGTGGCGCTGGAGTTGCGACTTCTATTTCAGGTTCATCTGTTACATACGCAGGCGGTGGCGGTGGAAGTGGAATCACACCACAAACAGGTGGTACTGGTGGCTCAGGCGGTGGCGGTAGAGGTGCAGGAAATGCCATTTCAAGCGTTGCTGGTACAGTAAATACAGGCGGCGGCGGTGGTGGTGGTTCTCTTGGTTATGCGGCAAGCGCAGGCGGATCAGGCATCGTTATTGTTTCCTACACACTAGCCAAAGCGTTTGGTGGAACAGTTACTAATACTGGAACTCACTGGGTTCATACATTTACAAGTTCAGGAACATTTACTCCTACGCAATCATTAACTGCTGACTACTTAGTAGTTGCAGGTGGTGGTGGTGGTGGTTACGCCAACAAGGGTGGTGGCGGTGGAGCGGGCGGTTTACGTTCTACAGTTACCGCAACTGGTGGAGGCGGATCATTAGAAACGGCTCTATCTCTTACTGCAACAAACTACACAGTTACTGTCGGTGCTGGCGGTGCTGGTGCGATTACTGTTGATACTAACGTTGGAACAAACGGTAGTAATTCAGTGTTCAGCACTATTACATCAACTGGTGGTGGCTATGGTTCAAGTGCTAGATCTGGTCCAGGAAATACATCTGCTGGTCCTGGTGCTGCTGGTGGTTCTGGTGGTGGCGCTGGTGTTGGATTTGCAGTTTCAAATGTTGGTGGTGCTGGTACAGCAAACCAAGGTTATGCAGGTGGTGCAAATAATGGCGCAAGCGATTCTGCTTCAGGTGGTGGCGGTGGTGCTGGCGCAGTAGGTGCTAACGCAACATCAACTGTAACTGGCGCTGGTGGTGCAGGTGTTGCAGTAGCGATCACAGGCACATCTGTTACTTACGCTGGCGGCGGTGGAGGTGGCGGTAACGTTTCTTCAGGCGGCGCAGGAGGTGCAGGTGGTGGTGGTAGAGGTTATTCAAGTGTGCAATCACCAAGTTCAGGTACTGCTAATACAGGCGGTGGTGGCGGTGGCGGAGGCACAGGAGCAAACAATAATGGTGGCTCTGGTATAGTTATTATCCGTTACCCAGTATAAGGAGATCCAATGACTAAAGATAACGTAACTAAAATTAAAGAAACAAAGCAAACACAATGCTTCTCATATGAAGTAGTGATGTTAGTTCACATTATTGCAGATGATGAGGTAACAGCCAAGTCTCAACTTGATGAAAAGGGTGGCATTGTGACAAAGCGCGAAGTCAAGTTAGTAAATACAGCAACGCTTTACGGCGAAGAAAAGGATAAGTAAATGGCACATTTTGCTAAAGTAGTAGATGGAGTTGTCGAGCAGGTAATCGTTGCAGACACCAAGGAATGGTGTCAGGCAAACCTTGGCGGTGAGTGGGTACAGACTTCCTACAATACACACGCTAACCAGCACCCAGAAGGACGACCACTACATAAGAACTATGCAGGCGTTGGTTACACTTGGGACGGTACAGGATTTGCAGCACCTAAGCCATACGAATCTTGGACACTAGATACTGAGACTTATGTATGGAACGCTCCAACTCCAATGCCAGTAGAAGAAGGCAAGTTCTTTAATTGGGATGAAGCAACCCTAGCGTGGGTTGAAGTAGAACTTCCTGCTTAACTTTTAATCTTACAGACCTGAACAAGTCTCTAAACTGTTCATATTTTTATGCCAACTTAAAGGAGTGTAGATGCCATACGGCGATGATATTACCGAGGGTCTGGTCTATACCCTTTCCAACCCTGCAGGATCTACCAACTATTCAGCAACTGGTGAAGCCTACGATGTAGCAATCGGCGGTCTTCCTTTCTTCTTGATGAATAGTGACGACTCACCATATCGTCGCGTAACAGCGCAGTACCGTAAGCAACAGATTGACCAGAGCCGTGAGCCTGGTGAGCAGACGCTTACTGGTTGGTGGCTACGCTCTCAGTCTTCATTCCACTACGGACAAGGCATCAAGTTCTTTGAACCTATCCAGGATGAGTCACTACGCTTCCAGTACACAGAGTCTAAGGGCATTGATGTCTGGACTAAAGGACAAGCAACACTGCTCAAGTCTTGTGTCAGCCAGCACGTAGTTACTGGTGGTATTCAGGCCAATGGTCGTCCGTGGCAAATGATGCGTTCTATCCAATGGACCACAAACAGTATCAAGTACGACGGTGTACTTCTTACAGATGAGTACGATGTAGATAAAGTCTTCCAAAGATCACAGTATCTATTACTAACAAAGCCCTTACTACAAATGTAGCAACGCTGACAACCAGTGCAGTACACGGTCTATGTACTGGTATGGAGATTGTCATTACTGGTGTGGATGCTACCTTCAATGGTACCTATACCATTACAGCGGTGCCAACAACTACCACCTTTACCTATGCAAAGACTGCTTCTAACGTTGCATCTACCCCAGTTAGCCCAGCAGGTACAGGCGTAGCAGAGATTATCCACTTCATTGATTACAACTCAGGATCAGACTACCCAGTATTTGCTATCTGTGATGATGGAGTCAACGCTTACTGGGTTACCAATAAATTAGTTGGCGCAAACCAAAGACTTACTGTGTTTAAGAAGCCATTAACTGGTGACTCAACTACTGCAGAAACTCAAATGTTCCAGTCAACTACGGTTGCAACTACCAACGCTGTTATGGAATACACCAAAGAACGTATCATTATGTGCGTCAATGATTCAGTCTATGAGTTTCCAACTAACCAGTCATCTATGCCTACTGCCGTCTATACACACAGAGACCAAGACCATATCTTTACTAGCGTTACCTCTAGTGGTGCTGCTATCTACATCTCAGGATACTCAGGTATCCAATCTAATATCTATAAGTTTACTCTGACTACAGCAGGTGCTATGCCTACACTGACCAGTGCTATCACTGCAGCAGAACTACCAGTAGGTGAGATTGTATTTAAGATTGCTTACTACCTTGGCAATATGGCTATTGGCACCAACCAAGGTATGCGTATGGCAGATGCTAGTCAGTTAGATGGTTCTATTACCTACGGTGCTTTGATTTTTGAATCAGACCAACCAGTCTTTGACTTTGGTTTCCGTGATAGATACATCTGGGCAGCATCTGGTGTGGATGGTCAGGTCGGTGTAACTCGTATTGATATGGGTCAACCACTAGGCAACCTACAATTCCCGTATGCCTATGACTTATATGACCCAGCAGACACGCTAACCCACTACACAACAGCCTGTGCTTTCCTTGGTGATACCAACCGCCTTGCATTCTGCAACGCTGGTAATGGAACAGACGGAACTATCTACATTGAATCAGCATCTACTCTATTAGCAGAGGGCTTCTTGCGTACAGGTTATGTACGCTACAACACACTAGAACTAAAGATCTATAAGTTAATGCAGGCTCGTGTAGATACCACTAATGGTGGACTTAACATTGATTCTATTGACTATGCAGATAACTTCTTCCGCATCGGTACCTTTGCTCAGGAATCTACTGTGCCAGAGGTTAACATCAACTATCCACAGGCATCTCAAGAGTACCTTGGCTTCCAGTTCACACTGACTCGTTCATCTACTGATGTAACTAAGGGACCATTGTTTACTGGTTACCAGATCAAGGCACTGCCTGCTATCCCACGTCAGAGACTTATCCAGTATCCATTGTCTTGCTTTGACCACGAATCAGATCACTTCGGCGTAGAGGTTGGCTATGAAGGCTCAGCATACGTTCGTATGAGCCAACTAGAAAACATTGAAAACGTTGGTGACACCATCCGTGTTGAAGACTTTAGAACTGGTGAGTCTTACATTGGACTTATCGAAGAGATGGACTTTAGAAATGCAACACCTTCGGATAAGCGATTCAGCGGATATGGCGGATTGCTCTTAGTAACCATTAGGACGGTCTAATGCAGGCACAAGACTACGCAACAATTGCTGTTGCAGTATGCACAATCATTGGTGGCTTTGTTGGCGCAGTGCGCTGGCTTGTTAAGCACTACCTCAATGAACTCAAGCCTAATGGTGGTTCAAGCGTTAAAGATTCTATTACTAGATTAGAAACCAAGGTAGAGATTTTATACCAGATGATGCTACAAGAGGGAAAGAAGTGAACGATGAAACCTGTTGCAAAGAAAGCCACGCCTGCCGCTATTGCTGTCCTTCGACAAGCCACAGCGATAGCGCCTTTACGCAAGAAAGTATCCGATGGATTACTACCGAGCAAGGCGCACATCAATCAGAATCCCAACAGTGACCACAACACAGGTCTTGCAGTTGATCTAACCCACGACAAGTTGGGTGGCATTGACTGCGATGAAATCTTCCAGAAGTTAAAGGAAGACAAGCGCGTTAACTACTTAATTTTTAAGGGCAAGATCTGGTCAGTAGAACGAGCCAGTGAAGGCGACCGCGAATATACTGGTAGCAACCCACACAATAAGCATTTACATATCTCCATCAATGGAAGTATGGGTAATGATACAAGTCCCTGGTTCTGGTGGATGAATCAACCAAAGATTGTTAATCAACTCAGAGCAAAAGCAATTCCTAAAGCAGTTAAGAAGTTGCCGAAGGAAGAAGTTTGTACCTGTTGCAAGTTGCACGGTGCAAAGTCCTAATCCCCATAGGAGGAAACAATGAACACAGAAACAATGAAAGCAATCGCAGTTACATACTTGCGTGCAGGAGTGGCATCAGTGCTGGCCCTGTTCCTTGCAGGTGTGACAGATCCAAAGGCTTTGCTTATGGCAGGAGTCGCAGCAGTTGCAGGTCCATTGCTTAAGGCAATTGACCCATCTGCTACAGAGTTTGGACGTGGGTCTAAGTAACCCACAAGCGCGAGGCAATGGCCCTCATCCCTACGGGGATGGGGGCCTGTTTTTTGTTGCCTAATTTATGCCTGAGTTACTGTCTCCTGCAAGGTGTGTCTTGAGCCTGTGGCAGTTAGCACACAGGGTTTGAAGGTTGGCTGGGTCATTGTTAAAGCGGTCACCGTCTATGTGGTCTACGTCTAGTTGGCTGATGTGTACTGGTTTGAAGTCACACTTCTCGCAGTAGTTCTTGCGGTAGATGTGGTAAGGAGAACGTGCCTTCATCTGATTGATCTTATAGATAGTCTTGCAACGGTATCTACCTGATACTGGCTTAGACTTATCTCGTATCTTTATTCTTGTGGGGCCACAAACTGAGCACAATCCTGTGCGGGTTTCTTCATTAACCTCAGAAAGTCTGTGCTTCATCTTTATCTACTGGACAAGGCACAGTGACTATGTTGCCACAGTTCACACAGGTACCATCAAGGAAGTACCAGACTAGTTCGTGGTCTTCAAAGGATGCCATAATGGAAAAGACTTGTGAGCCACAGGGACAGACGTGTACTGGACCAAGACCTCGTAGATCAGTACCAAATTTATCTGGTAGTTTGTGCCTAAATTTCGGCAGCCTTGGTAGACGGAACCGCACAGTCAGTACCATACCATCGTGCCCCCTTGGGGCACCCTGTTTAATTCGCCTCACGGCTCATATTGTAGTAACTAGTAGTGTCGCTAACGCGACGACACGCCGATCTCTAGTACACTCTCCAGTATGACAACTATCGCAGCGCTTGAGGGTATCGACTATGCAGTACTCGTCGCAGATTCTCAGATAACAGAAGATAATCTTGTAACGCTTGCGACCAGTACACCAAAGATCCTTGAGGTCGGTAAGTATCTCATTGGCATCTCAGGTGATACACGACCTGGTGACATTCTTGCCTACAACTGGAAGCCACCTGCCTATCGTGGTGAAGACCCAGCACAATTTATGGGTAAGAAGATTATCCCAAGTATTCTCGCAGCATTTAACGACAACAACTACGACTACAACAAGGTGGACAAAGATGGTGGCTTCGATTATCTCATTGCTTTTAACGGCAATATCTTTCGTATTGCTTGTGATCTCTCTTTTTTCCAAGCAAATCACGGAGCGTATGGCATTGGTAGTGGGGGTCAACTTGCTCTTGGCTACCTGTATTCAATTGTCAAACCTGATATGGAGTTAGCCTACGCAAAGCGACACGCCCGTAAAGCCGTAGAGATTGCATCGGTACTTGACGCTAACACTGGTAAGCCCATACAGTTAGTGGTCCAGGAAAGGATGTAAATGACAGACCCAAAGGAACTATTATTAACTGCTCTTAAAGCAGGCGATGCTAAGCGTTCACGTTCTACACAGGTACAGATAGGACCATCAGAGTTAGGTGGTTGCCGTCGTAAGGTCTGGTATCGATTAAACGATCAGCCAGAGACTAATGAGAACGAGATGAAACTTGCTGCGATAATGGGTACTGCTATCCACGCAGAGATTGAACGAGCACTAGCAGATAACCCAGATGTAATGATTGAAACATCAGTTGAATACAATGGGATGAAGGCACACATTGACTGCTATGTACCAGGTACTGGTGATGTGATTGACTGGAAGACAAGCAAGGTGAAGAACCTTAGTTACTTCCCGTCAACACAGCAACGCTGGCAGGTACAGACATACGGCTACTTACTAGCAAAGAACGGCTACGATGTAAAGCGCGTCTCGCTTGTCGCTATTGCACGTGATGGTGATGAGCGAGATGTCAAAGTACATACAGAACCTTACGATGAAACCATTGCACTGCAAGCATTGAACTGGTTAGAAGCAATCAAGGTTGCAGATACTGCGCCAGATCCAGAACGTGATGCTTCTTATTGCAAACACTATTGCAAGTTCTATGACGCATCAGGTGAGATGGGATGCGTTGGTATAAAAAAAGAACTTACACCAGCAACTGATCTAGTAATTGATGATGCTGATATTGACAAGAATGCACTGCTGTACTTACAGTTAGCAGCACAGATTAGAGTACTAGAGAAAGAACAAGATTCACTGAAGACTTCTTTCGAAGGACTACTGGGAGTAACACCTAGTGGAATAGAAGTCAGTTGGACAACTGTCAAGGGACGTGAAAGTATTGACAGTGAAGAAGTAGAAAAACTTATTGGGTATGTGCCTAAGAAGTATGGTAATGAATCACAAAGGTTATCAATCAGACAAACTGGAGGAAAGTAAATGGCTGCAAATGCAACAACAAAGATACAAGTAAACTACGGCAAGGATGGCGTACTCGTTAACGTCTATGCTGACAATCAAGGTGAACTAGAAACATTACTGGCTAGTGTCCAGGATCTATCATCATTGATTAACTCTGTTAATGGATCTCTACGTGGTACACCAGCACCAACAGTTGCTTCAGTTGCTGAAGCCTTCGGTGGACAGCCAGTAATAACACCTCCACCTGCACAACCACAGGTTGTAGAAGGACAGGCACCTACCTGTAAGCACGGCAATATGACTTACCGTACTGGTACATCTGCACGTGGGCCTTGGAAGGCGTGGATGTGTTCTGCACCAAAGGGTGCAGTAGATAAGTGCGACCCTATCTTCCTAAGATAATACGATGCGGGAGCCTCGTGAGTACGAGAACCCGCTATGTGCAGAGATAGGTGGTGACTTCTGGTTTCCTGATAAAGATAAGGAATCAGTAAGTTACATTGAAAGTCAGTATGCAAAGTCAATCTGTAAACGTTGTACTCATAGAACCGAATGTGCTGAGTGGGGAATCCATAAGGAACAGTTCGGTATATGGGGTGGGCTTGCACCACGTGAACGTCTTGCAGTAAGGAGACAACGCAGAATAAATCTTGGAGGGGATGAAGAAGTTGCTTAATCTAAAGCGGGCGATGGGCGGTAGCCACACCAAGGCTATGCCGTTGCCTGATGTATGGACTGGCCTTGCTGGTGAGTCCATTAAGTTTAGACGTGGGCAAGTATGTATGGTCGCCGCTGCTCCTAATGCTGGTAAGAGTATGTTTGCTCTTGTCTATGCAATCAAGGCTAAGGTGCCAACTCTTTTCTTCTCAGCCGATACTGATACTGCAACAGTGTTGATGCGATCTGCAGCACAGATCTCAGGGCACACGCAGTTAACTGTTGAGTCAAATATGGAATACAAAGAAGACTTCTACAGTGAACACCTATCAAAGATGTCACACATACAATGGGTATTCGATTCAAGTCCATCATTAGATGACATTGAATTGGAGATTAAAGCCTACGTTGAACTGTATGGAATAGCACCTGAGTTAATTATCATTGATAACTTAATGAATGTTGCTGCCGAAACAGACAATGAATGGGCAGGGCTACGTGCAATTATGATGGAGTTGCACGATATGGCACGCAAGACTCAGGCTTGTGTCTTAGTTCTCCATCACGTCAGCGAGCAGAGTGAGTACGGTTCACCGAGTATGCCACCACCGCGTCGTGCTATTCACGGTAAGGTCAGCCAGTTACCTGCGCTGATACTCACATTGGGTTATGACCCAGGTCAAGGGATGTTGCGTGTGGCTGCGGTCAAGAATCGCTTTGGTCCACACACAGCAGATGCCTCTAAATGGGCTACACTATTTGTTAACTTTGCAGCGTGCCAGATAGGAGATCAAGATGCACAAGGTAGGGCCTACTTACGTGTTTGATATTCAGATGGTGCGCTAATGGCTAATCCCAATGGACGTAAAGGTTCTCAGTTTGAGACAGATGTAATGAAATGGCTACGCAAATGCGGAGTTATGGCAGAGCGTTTGACTAAGGCTGGGGCAAAGGATGAAGGCGACATCGTAACTGTTATCGCGGGAGAAACTTACATCCTTGAACTCAAGAACAGGGCAACCCTTTCCTTGCCTGAGTTCTGGAGAGAAGCAGAAGTTGAGGCGCTTAATTATGCAAGTGCTCGTGGTCTTGGGGAAGTACCGCTGCATTACGTCATCGTTAAGCGCCGCAACTCTGGAATAGAAAATGCCTGGGTCATTCAAGACCTAGCCCAATGGATCAAGGAGAAACAATAATGCCAGTACCAGGTGGAGAAATCACAACATCAGAGATACTAGTACCAGTTGTAGAAGAAGTGGTTGAAGATTCAACTACTGAAGAAGAGGCAGATGATAGTACGCCTGAGTAGGGATGAAGTAAGAGTTTGTACACTGCTTGCAACAGAGCGTTGGCTTGCTAAGTATGGTTCTGTAGACAGACCTAACTATGCAGAGGGTAAGAAGAATGGTTACTTAGAGCACGAACTTCTTGCCAATGTCCGAGCCAACGTCTCTGAGTGGGCAGTTGCATCTCTTACTGATACCGCTTGGAACGTACCGTGGTATCCCAATGACTTGCATCCTCGTCGGGCTAAGTTACCTGATGTTGGTGTTAACTTTGAGGTACGCACGGTACGCACACGTGGTTCGATTCCGTTCTGGAGTAAAGATAGTGGCAAGATAATAGTAGGAACTAAGATCCTTGATGAAGATTACTACTCACAGGTTGAAGTCTATGGTTGGTGTAACCCTGAAGAGTATGCAACTATGCAGTATAGAGATGAAGCCATCGGTGGATGGCGTGTACCAGTAAGCGAACTAAAGGAGTTCCAATGATTTGTGAGAGTTGTAGAACAGCAGGAGATGAGAACTCTGTAGCCCAGTACAAACGTGCTGCTAAGTTTCACAATAAGTGCAACGACAAGGGGTGTGTATGCCAGCACAAGACTGGTCCAGGGTACGTAAAGCGGGCAGGTTCAAAGGTGCCGTTGATGCAAACACAATCCCCATAGGGGCAATAGTTCTGCACTATGGAGGGGAAGTTCGAGAAGGTAGGTCTGCATCGGTAAGGTGTTGCATCCATCCTGATAAAAGAAGAAGTGCTGTCATCAATACCTATGACAACTTGTTCTTCTGCCACACCTGCGGGAAGGGTGGTAACGCAGTCAATGTTGTAGGTATCATAGAGAACTTGGAGTTTAAGGATGCACTCGCACGAGCAATCGAGATCGTTGCTGGAAGCGGTCAATCACTACAGCAAAAACCTGGACACAAGGGCGCTAGAGTATCTCGAAGGACGTGGGATCTCTGAAGATGTTGCCCAACAATTTTCGTTGGGTGTAGTAACAGACCCAATCAATGGTCACGAAACCCACGCGGGCTGGCTTTCTGTGCCCTATCTGACAGCCCTTGGTATGTGTGTGGGTGTAAAGTTTCGCAGGCTAGATGATGGCAAGCCTAAGTATGGTGCACCGACAGGACAGAAGGGTCACCTGTATAACGTTGCCGATGTCACCATTGATTCATCTAGTATCGTGGTGTGTGAGGGTGAGTTAGATGCCGTAGTTGTATCAGGTATCTTAAACCTGCCAGCAGTAGGAGTACCAGGAGTGCAGGCTTGGAAGCCACACTTTGTTAAGTTGTTTACTGGATACGATACCGTCTATGTTGTTGGTGACAATGACATCAAAGAGGATGGCACCAACCCAGGTGCTGAGTTCTCACGCCGTGTGTCACAAGAAGTAATGAACTCACGCATAGTATCATTGCCACCATCAATGGACATCAATGACTTCTATCTTGCACACGGCAAGGATGAGGCGTTGAAATTATTTGGAGGCGTTTAATGTATGACGATGACCGAAAGCGATTGGGCCACGATGATACAGACTTTGCAGCGTATGGGCTTTCACATCTTGCACCAGGACAGGATGAGCCAGACAATACTGATACGCCCACAACCAACCCGTTAGCAGATCACGCTGCTGTTACTGGGTATCGTGGCAGTGGTGTATCAACCGAGGACTTAACATCCTTCATCGAATCCTTTGCATCACTGCGTGCTAGTCGTGTTAAGGGTCTAGGTCACGACCAATACTCACACGCTAAGGGTCAGAAGTTCGAGTCCTTTACTACATCAGATAACATTCGAGAGTTGATTGAAGAGTTAGCAGATGCCAGTAATTACATAGACTTCCTTGCCATCAAACTGCTGAACATTCAGCACACTATAGATCGGGTGTTACCAGACTGTGACTGAGCCACATCCAGTAATCAATGACATTGTGCCTAGCGTGGTGACCTTAGTTCATCGTCGCTATCGTAAGTATGTAGATCGTACTGACCTGACACAAGAAGCATACGCTTGGGTAATGACACGCATCTCATACTTCAATGGCTTACTAGCAGAAGAGAACGAGGCCGTGCGTCTGGCTAATCAAAGACGTATCGGTTGGCAGATGAAGCGTGCTATCGAACGCTATGCCCGCAAAGAGAAGGCTGCAAGATCAGGCTATCAAACCAATGATGAAACCTTTTATGATGTAATCACCATTGCACAACTCCTGCCGTATGTAATTGCAAGCGTGGTCAATGATACTGCCATTGAACAAGCACAGAACCTAGTCAATGATGGCACACCACGCAAGCCTGCAGCACCAGCAGAAGGTGGCAACCTATTAGCCACACTCATCGACATCAAGAAGGCATACGAGTTACTAGATGAGGATGAGAAGAACATCCTGCGCCTGCGCTATCACGAGAACTACACACTGCAACAGTTGAGTGAGACTATTGAGTGTGCTGTATCTACTGCTGATCGTAGGTGTGGTAACGCACTGCGTAAACTACTTAACTTTATGGGAGGAGAGTCTCCTTACCAATGATGTATGACTATCGATGCCCTGATTGCAACACCGAGTTAACTATTGAACGCAGCATCCACGAAGAACCACGTAAACCATCTTGCTTTAAGTGCCACATCCCAATGATTCGCAAATGGGATTCTCCTTCTATTACATTCAAAGGTAAAGGCTTCTACTCTACGGACAAATAAAGAACCCCACTGCGGAAGGGTGCAGTGAGGTTCTTCGGTGCCGAAAGGAGGGCGCTGTCAAAGTGTATCAGTACCATCCTCTTCTGTCGCTATGTTGGAGAGCGCGACACGCAGATTTTCCATAGCGATGGTCAAGGTATCGTAGACCGTGAAGGATTTGTAGTTCAGGTTGTCCACTACGTTCTCTAAGGAGTTGAGCAATTCCGTAAGCCGTGCTTCTTGGTTTACCCGAAGCGTCTCTTGGGCGAGCAAGGTGGTCGAAGCGGGATTCACGGGTCCATAGGGTGACGAGACATCTGATCTGGTCTTGATTGTAACCGAGTGCTCGTGCGTAACTAACTGCAAGTGCCTTGTTCTCACGCTTCTCCTCCATCGTTGCCTTGGTCCGTGCTTCTATGTATGTTTTCTTTGATGACAGGGGCACCTCTTCCTTCTGCTGTGCGTACACGAACGCCGACAACAGGGACAGTATTGCCATCAAGGTCAAGCCACGTCTTACCTTCTTGTTCATCTGTCTTCTTCTCCATTTCGAGCAGTTGCTTATAGGTATCAGGGTATAGATGAGCAAGGCGTACTAGTGCACGATCTCTCGCCCGTCTGTAGTTGCGTTGGCGTACCGCTTGGTTAGCAGCACCACGCAATCTCTTTTCACTTGCCTTCATTGTTGGTCTTATCCTCCCATACAATCAGCACATAAGCCACTAACATCACCAACATCAAGCCTATAACAAAGGTCATTGGGCACCTGCCATCACAGCAAAGACAATCTTTGTGATGTCAATGGGTTCAATTATCAGGCGAGCATCCTCTTCCCCTGCCTCCCAGCAGGACACCAACAGGCGTGAGTTCAAGGGTGATTGGCGTAGCCATTGCACCGCGCTGTGCGGATCTTCCCCGCCCCATACTGCGTTGCCTTCTTCTGTTGCTATCTCGTAGAAGTTCACGAGTTTATTCTTAGGATGGAATCCCACCACGTTATCAGTCATCTTCTCCTCCTTCGTTGAATGTATCTACCATAGACAGGGCGTAGGTCATACGCATAAGGTTCATACCTGCCTCCTTCTCCATCTTCTCATCACCATCAATGATCTGTGCTAGTGCAAGGTCACGACACAATTGTGCCTTAGCACGCCAGTAGTCTACCCCAGGTTCAGACATTAGTAATCTCCTCCACCTCAAAGTAATACTCCACCGCATTATCATCTAAAAGTTCTTTGTATCTGTCACGCTTGTCCCTTGCCCACATACGAGCCTCCTCCTCCGTCTTGAACTCATCAGTTGTGCGGTACACAACCTTGGCAATAGTAATCTCAAACTCCTTCATCTTCTACACCTTCCTTGATTACATCATTGATGGTCTTCTCCACCTTCTCTGTTGGTAATTCGATCTTAGATAGTGCCTCACCTAGCGCCGTGCGCCAGTTGCTACCCGTGCCCGTAGACAGTTGCTTAGGTTCTGTGCCCGCAAAATCCCACAGTTCTATTTCATATTGCTTGTTGGCTGGTGCAATCACTACTGTGAATACAAACTGCGCCATCTTGTCCTGCTCACTCATCTTATGCCCCCTTTGGACAGTCGTCGTATGGATGTTCGTGTGGTTCTGTGTCCTCACACATACAGAAGTTGAACCGTTCAACCTGTGTTGCGTGTGTTAGTTCTGCCAACTCTGCCCAACTCATAGAGTCTTGGTCAGTTGTCATCTTCTCCTCCTCCTTTGGTTATCATTCTCTCCAGCCAGTACGCTATCGCGCAAATTGGTATACCGTATAGTAACAGCAAGCCCCATAGAACTATCGCATCATCTATAATCTGCTCACCTCACAATTCCACACGCTTAACAGGTCACCCCTACTATCGCGCACCCATAGACTCACACATCCGTGCGAATCAGTAACTGTTGCCTCTCCCTCTCCCGCAAACGTAACGCTTTCCCCTGCCTCGCGGGTATATCCGTGCCAAACCTGCTTAGTTAGTCTCACGCCACGCCCTCCTCTTTCATTTGTAATGTGATCTCACAATCATCACAGATGTATTTGCCTTCATAGGTCTTTGCTATGTCCCACCAATTAGGAGTATTTATCTCCCATTTGCAGGAACTACATTTGATATTCTTCACGCCGTAACCTCCTTCTCTTTGTCGGGATGTGAACAGTAATTGCCCGCAATTAGGCGCCCGCATACAGGGCACTTAGTGAAAGTATTAGTCACGCTGTCACCACCTCAATAATCACAGCGGCGGCATCCTTCGCCTCACAATAGGCGCGAGCCTGTGCGCTTGTCGTGAAGGTTTCGCGGTAAGGGATCTCCATATTGAAACCGTAGTAACCCGCCCGCCAATCGTGAGGGCCTTCCCTTCTTATCCAATAGTACCAATGCGCCCGCGCTGTACCCTTCACGGTTATCTGCATCTTCCCGATACGTGTTCCCCATTGTAGTTTCATTTGTCGCCCCTCCCTTATGCCCACGCGTGATTCAATGAATAGCCCGCGTCTTTTGTGTTGCCTTCTTCGCGGAATAGTGAGCGGGATAGGCTGTAAACTGTATGAAATCCCATATCCATTCCACAGCCCCCGACACGTAGGGCGCGGGATCCGTTTACCTCCACAAGAGGCCACTCTAGAACAATTGCGGCGTAGTAGGTGAC